AAGCCCAGTAGTAATTCACGCCGCCCGAGGTGGACGGCTGGAAGCTCACTCGGATCAGTGCATCGGCAGCCCAGAACAGGCCGCTGGGCGACGTTGAGCCGCCCCTGATGGGTAACCCCTTGACAATCTTGCCGGTGGCCACGTTGGTCGCGTTGGCGTCCGGCGAGACCCAGTTCGCAAAGTCACCGGCGCTGGAGTTCTGGATCAGGCCATTGTTGCCATACACGAACAGGTACGGGTGGATAACCACGCACCCGCCGGAGACGGCGATGTTGTTGTCAAAGGTGGCCGTGATGGTGGCCGACGCGGTGGCCGCTGCGGACATCACTACGGCAGTTCCGGTTACCGACACCACGGTCGTGCCCGCAGGGATGCCGGTGCCGGTGATGCTCTGGCCCGCCCCGACGCGGACATTGGCCGCCGACAGGGTAAACGTGGTGCTGGTGATGACCGTAGCTCCCACGGCAGTGAACAGACCGACCTTGGACAGCGACGGCGCGGCGGTGTAGGTCAGGCCGGTAGGCGTGCCTGCGGTTGTGGTGATGGCCGCGCCGCCGTAGGTTGTGGATAGCGTAAAGGTCGTCGAGCCATTGGTGGCAATGATGAAGTACGTCGTGGGGTCGGTGTACCCGCTGATGCTGCCCGTGCCGCCAAACGTGCCGCTGATTGTCAATTGCTGGTTGACAGTAAACGTAACGCCGGATGCGGAACAAGCAAACTGGCCCGCTGTGCCGGTGATGGTCACGCCGGTCAGCAAGCCGAAGCTGCCCGGGAACGTGCCGTACAGCACCGGTGTGTTAACCGACGACGTGATGAACCGCAAGTTCTGGCCGGGATGCGCCACCAAGTTGTTGGTGTTGTTGCCGGTGGAATCGTAGGCAATATCAAACTGCCACAGGTTGTCGTCGCTGGCCGTGAAGTTGTTCAGGATGTAGTTATACGGACCCGACCCAATTCCGCCGCTGCTGCTGGTGACCCACTGCTGCAAGCCGTTGTTGTAGCCCGACACTACGTAGTTGAAACCGTTTACGGCGGTCATGGCCATACCACGCGAAACGCCGCTGGCGTTCAAAAAGATGCCGTCGTACCCGCCAATTTTGCGGGGACGACCGCGTTGGAAACGAACCCATTTCCCGTCAACGTAGCAAGGCGAGTCGAACACAGTTCCATCCCGCTGGATGCCAGCGGGGATTTCCATGGATACGACTTTTGATGTCATCAGAAAGTTCCGCCTGATACGCCGCCAATAAATGTGCCGGTGCCCGCCATGGTGATACCGCTTGAATTGAAGTAGCCAACTTGCGTGTTCGCAATCACAAAACCAACTTGGCCTGTAGACACCAAATAGATGCCTGAATTTACATCGCCAGTAAATTTAATAGACGGGACCGCCAAAGAACCATTTCCTACCGTGATGGTAGTAAACGAAGATGCCGCGCCTGAACCTGCGTTGTAGACGTTTGTGCCGTCGCAAATAACCACTAGGGATGTGCCTTGCGAAATTGCCAATGTCGCGCCCCCGCTTACCGCCGTTTTAACGGTGAGCGAATACGAGCCCGTGGTGTTGTTCGTTATGGTGTACAACTGCACCGTAGATGGGACCACAACAATCGCATTTGATGTCAGCGTGCCAGCGTAAAGCTGAATAGTGTTGGCGGCTTGTGCGGATGTCAGAGTAGTCGTACCGCCGGTGAGCGAAAGCGATAGCTGCGTGTACGCAAAAGTATTGGATCGGCCGTAGCCAAAGGTATTCCAGCTTGTGCCGTTTGACACAATCACCAACGACTCGGTTAACTGGAGCTGTTGATTTGAGTTACCGTCAATGGTGTCAGAGCCAACGGGCGTGATGGTCAAGATGCCGGAACCGTTGTTGCGGATCATGCAAAACCAATTTGCTCCAACTGAAGCCGCCGACGGCAAAGTGAATCCGCCAACGCCGCCGTTCCAAACAACCAAACTTGCGCGAAATGCTGCTGTTAATGTCTGGTTGGTGGTGTAAGGGGATACCGCGTAGGCTTGATTTAGCGTAGTTCCAATGGCCAGCAAACCGTACCCGGCAAGCGCAGACGCATTGGCCGAGGATGTGCCCGCACCGAGCGTCACCGAAGACCAAATGCCCGCCGTCGTTGAGTTATCCGTCAAGAAAAGGTATTGGGCAACACCGGATGCGATGGAGATGATTGTTGTCCCCACACCGGTGGCCGCGTAGCTGGTGACCGTGAAAGTGTTGGACCCGATGTTGCGCACCAGCACCGTCTGCCCCGTGGACACCTGAGTCGCCGGTGGCAGGATCAAGTTCAGGCTCGTCGTGGACGCCGTGACGTCGATGATGTTGGCCGTCGGGATGCCCGTTGTGCCATTGATCGGCCAGTCCAGCAGGGTGTTGGTTGAGATGGTCAACGCCTCATAGCTAACCTGCGAGGGGTTGATTGTCTGGCCGGTAAACGGGTTGGTGTACGTGGTCATGTTATGAGTCCTGTGCTACTGCTTGGCGGTCACCGATGCGGAGCTGGTCTTCGGTCTTCAGTGCGGCCATCGCGGCGTCAAACATCTGTGACCACACAGCCAAGCGCGCGTCATCTTTGAGGAATGGCGCGGTTTGCTTGAGCGTGCCGAAGAGCAGCGCATTGGGCGCGTTGCGGGTGAGCCAATTGGTTTGGTTGCTGGACGACAGCGGGGTCAGCCGGGTGTAGCAAAGCGCCTCAAAAGCAAAATTGGCGCTGGGCGTCGGGGCGATGAACCAGTTGTCGTAGTCGTAGTCGGCGTAGTACAGCGGCGTGCCGGTGGCGGTCACGTCGGGCGCGTAGCTGCTGAGGTACTCCAGCTTGCGCAGGTACACCGGCTGCTTTTCTCCGCTGGCGAGGGTGAGGGTCATGGACACCGTCTTGCGCCACAGCGCAGGCTTGGCGATCACCGGGTTGCTGGCGGTCATCGTGCCGTCAGCCACAATCATCTGGCCAAGGGTTTTGATGTCCTGCGCAATTTCAAACTCCGCCAGCATGACGGCGGTGGGGATGAAGTTGACGACCGCAGCGTCGCTACGCTCCAGATACTGGAGCACCAGAGTGGCCAGACCGTCGTAGGTCAGAGCGTAAGCAGTCGTAGCCATTGTTGATCCTTATGCCAGCATCGAGGTAGCCGCCGTCTGTACGTGGTCCACACGGGCCATCCAACCCTTCAGAAACTTCTTTTGGGTTGGGTTTTTCTCGGCTAGGCTATTGTAAAACGCTTCCTTCTGCTCGGCAAAATTCTCCAACAGCTTCCCCGGAGTGGTTTTTGCCACCAAGGCCAGCGTTCCGGGGCCGATAGCGCCGTCATCCAAGGCCCCCACGGCCCTTTGGAGGAACTTTGCGGCCCGACCGACCCCTGCGTTCACCGCGAAGTCAAAAATGCAGTAATCGACGCCTACGGGCAGGTCGTCGCCCTTTACCTTGTCCCAATACATGGAGCGGTAAAACGGCTTGACGGTATCCACGGTCAGCGCCTTCATCTCACCGGGCTGGATAGCTCGGTTCAGGTAGGCACCCCAAGCGCCAATCGTCACCCCTAAATTGGTCTCGCCACCACGGTCTGCCGGGTCGTTAACGTACCCGCCTTCGCTTTTGATGATGCGGGCAAAGGAGGCGTCGAAGTTTTCTTTCATTTTATTGGCGTCGAGTTATGGATCATTTCGTCTTTGCGCTGGCTTCCAGCAGACGAGCCAAAATAGAAATTGACCACCTGCTCGGCCTTTGCAGACAGGTAGCCAATCAAAGTGCCAGCCAGTACGGAATCGATAACGGCAAACCCGCCCAGCGTTGCTATCACCACGCCGATAAACGCACTGACAATCAGGATTGCCAGCGATGGCACAAGCATGGATTTGGTTGCAATCTGCATATCGCGGGCAGATTTCCTGTCTTCCACAGTGAGCTTGGCAAAGTCCAAGCCCATAGATTGAGCTTGTTTTTTCAACTCCAGTTCAGCAAGTTGGATGGAGGCCACTTGCTCAGATGTCAACTTGCCGCTGCTGATAACGTCTTGCACTTGCTCAGGTTCAACACCAATTGCTTTAGCAAGTGCTGCTACACCCATACCAGCAAGCGGTCCAGCCAAGCATGTTGCAATCGTGGGTGCAAGTGTTTTAAGCCATTCCATTTTTTTCTCCTGCCGTGATTTCATCCATGTGGCTGCCAACTTTTAAGCCACTAAGCCACCCAATCAAGCCGCCGACGATGGTCTGAAAAGCGGGGCCTATGATTTCAAAAATCTTGGTGTTGTCCACTTCCTTGACAAACAAGCCGTGGACAAGCGCCCCGATGAGTACGACGACCACAGAGCACAAAGTTGCGGTGACCATCATGGTGACCATGTAAATAGGCCGGTCTTTCGCGTCCATCACTTCGCCCTTTCCCACAGTTGTTCAATTCTTGCCCGCATGCGCATGGTGTCCGAGCTGCCCATGATCGTGGCCATGTTCGCGTAGATCAGCGTGAGCTGCTCCTTGGTGCAAACCGGACCCGAATCATCCAACCAGTTCCAAGCCTTCTCAAAACGCTCTTTGGGGTCATGGTTGGAGTACCCGATGTTCACAAACTCAGATACGCTGCACTCTCGCTTGATCGTCGCGCCGTACACGAAAGCGGCGATCAAAAATACGACTAAGCCACGCATTCATTTGTCAGCCTTCGCATCCAGCTTGTCAAAAATCTGTTTCAGGATGGTCTTGACCTCCGCGATGTCTTCGCGGTAGTCACCCTTGATGACGTAGGTGGTCGGCAACGCATTGACCTTGTCTTCCAGCTTCTGCATCTGGCGGGTCATGCTGTTCAGAATGTAAACGGCAAAGAACCCGGCAATCGCCACGACAATGTTAAATAGCTGCTGGTTCTCCACGATTACTCCGGCGCGGATTCAGCAGCGGGCGCTGTGGCTTCTCTGGCTTCTCTGGCTTCTTTTTGAATGGCCTCTACCAACTGGTACACCTCTTGGTACGGACGGCCTCCGAGGTAACCAAGCATGGCATTCAAAAGCTGGGTGGATACGGTAATTTTTTCGTTCATGGTTTTAGGGCTTTCAGTTCGTCAAGGGTTGTGGCCGCATCGGCCAATTTAGTGATGTCCCGCAGCCGTTGTTTTTCTAGCACAATTGCCGCAGTGTCCGAGTTGGATTCAATTGCCCGCTGGTAGGCCACATCTTGTGCAGCAAGCAGCGGTTCGCGCTCCATGCGCAACCGGGTCTTGGTGATTTCTTTGGCTTTACTAAAATTTACCGACACAGTAGAGCCGCTCAATTCCCATGCATTAAAAAACTCGTTGTGTTCATTGGGCAGCGTAGCGTTATCCACAATGACAGACCCCGCAGGGGTATCTTTGGCTTGCACTTCCTCAATTGGCAAATCACCCGTGGGGTAGCATACCGATACCCCGCCGCTGGAGTTTGTGAAGACAATTACTTTAGACATTCTAATTCCTTACGCAAAAGAAACACAGTTAATAAAAGCAGTATCTTGCAAATTAGTATTTGCGGTGTTATAAGTCAACAATCTATATGTTGTTGTAGTTGGAGTGGAATTAGTTCCAGCGGCAGTGCAATAGACGCTAATACCAACTACATCATTATTTACTGAACCTGCTGCAGCAGCAGATGCAACTGTGGCGTACGTTGTATTTGGTAGCGCCGCTGTAAGGTTAACTGTGTAATTGCCGGTAGAGTTTCGCGTGACCGATGATGTATTAAAACTTCCATAAATGCTGCCGCTTGTCCCGTTAAATGACACCCAAGCGCGAGCCATCGCCAGAGGAGCAGAGCCACTGACAGTTGAAATGGTGGCCGAGTCAATTACTGGCGTGGTGAGTGTAGGGCTTGTAGATAAAACATTATTGCCGCTCCCGGTGCTCGTAGTGACTCCCGTGCCGCCATTTGCAACAGCAAGTGTCCCAGCAAGCGTAATAGTCCCCGACGTGGTAATTGGGCCACCAGATGTGGTCAACCCAGTTGTTCCGCCTGACACGGCAACCGAAGTAACAGTACCGCTTCCCGACGCAGCTATCGTGATTGACCCAGAGGCATTTGTAATAGAAATACCCGAACCGGCAGTCAAAGTAGCGCGAGTAAATCCTGTGCCATTACCGATGTCCAATGCGCCATTTGCCGGGGTCGTAGCAAGGCCAGTTCCGCCATTGGCTATTGGCAGGGTCCCAGACACATCAGCCGTCAGCGAGACGGCCCCGTAGGTAGGCGCGCCAGCGGCGTTGCCGTGCAGTACCGTGGTGGTTGTTCCGAGGCTCCCAAGCACAGCGGGGGCCGCGCCCGCACCACCGCCAATCATCAAGGCATTCTGCGTCAAAAGGGCGGAGCTTGCGATGGCCGAAGTGCTTGAGTAGTAAGGAACGCCGCCCGACGTTCCCGATGTTATCCCGGTGCCTCCAGCGCTTACGGGCACGGTCTTCCACCCAATGACTTGCACCGCGTTGGCGCTATCCTTGTAAAACAGTTTTCCATCGGCCGTATTAAGCGCAAGCTCACCAGCAACGAGGTTGGTGTTGACAGGCACAGCAGCAGCCGTGGCGCTGTAGTACAGCGAGATAGGGGTAAAGCCAGTTGCAGCCATATTTTTTCCTAATTAACCCGGTACAAGTTCATGGTTTGACGGCCTTTGGTTATCTAAAAGTGGCAAAAGTAATATAGGCGGTGTCTTGAGCTACTTGATTACCTGAATGGTAACAATACAAATCTGTATATGAAGTGCTTGGCGCGGAATTTGAACCGCCAGAAGTGGCATTAACGAGCATACAGTTTGTGCTTCCATTAACAGACCCTTGTCCTGCGCAAGTAGTTACTGAGGAATAATTTGCATCAGGCATTCCAGTGGAATAATTAACTCGATAATTGCCTGTTCCATTTCTTGTAACCGAAGACACATTTCCTTGACTGTACATGGAGCCGTTGCTACCATTAAACATAACCCACGCACGACACAGATACAAAGGAGCAGAACCGCTAATTGTAGAAACTTGCGCAGAGTTAATTGTCGGTGTTGTTAATGTTGGGCTTGTTCCCAAAACAACACTTCCCGAGCCAGTGCTAGATGTAACGCCAGTGCCGCCATTGGCGACAGGAAGCGCCGTACCCGACAAGCTGATTGCCAATGTTCCAGACGTAGTGATGGGGCTTCCCGTTACCGAAAGAAACGCCGGAACGGTTGCCGCAACCGACGTGACCGTCCCACTTCCGCCAGATGAGGCAATAGTTATTGAACCCGCAGCATTGGTAATAGTTATGCCGCTGCCCTGTGTCAAAGTTGTTCGCGTAAATCCCGTGCCGTTACCGATGTCCAAAGCACCGTTGGCTGGCGTTGTAGTAAGCCCCGTTCCGCCGTTGGCAATTGCAACAGTCCCCGTTACGTTCCCGGCTGTGCCCGCAGTAGCCGCGTTCAGGTTGGCTACCTGCGTGGTGCTTGCCACCGTAAACGGCGCGGTTCCAGTTGCCACCGTCGATGTGATGACCCCAGTAGCCGAGACCGTGGTGAACGCGCCCGTGGAGGCCGTTGTAGCGCCCACAGTGCCGTTGATGTTGATGGAGGCAGTTCCAGTCAGATTGGTTACAGTGCCGCTGCTAGGCGTTCCCAGAGCGCCGTTAAACGTGACTGGCGCGCCAGCAGAGCCAATCGCAATACCTAGAGCCGTTGCAACGCCAGTGCCCAGCCCGGACACACCAGTGGATATTGGCAATC